GTTGATCTAACTCTTGCAATCGACCTCATAGGTGATATTTCAGTCAATGTTTTTATCAACTCGTTAACATACTCTGGTGGTGCTAAAAAACCTGCCTGAGTATTGTCACCGACTGTTAAAGCTTTGACCTCATCTGCACTCATGTTGTCTTTACCTTTGCGCAGATAATGATCAAAACTTTGTAGTTTGAAATCTATCTCTTTTGTCTCAACACCAGCATCTGGACGCTTCAACAATGTTTCCATTTCAGTAAGTTTTTCATTTGTCTGCTTTGCCTCTTGTTGTGCAAGAGTCAGTTTTTGGTTTATGTCTTCATATCTATCGAGATCCGCCTCAATATTTTTGATTTTCTCTTCGATGAGTGGGTCTGACGAACCCTTTTTTTCTATTTCTGCAAGTTTCGCATCGTTTTCAGCCTTGAACTCCTCAAAAGCTTTAGCCATGCCTTCAACTGCAGTTTTGACATCTTCTGTCATTTTCAGTCTCCTTTTAGGATTTTGGTTAAATTTGTAATCGAATTGATTACATCTTTTTGCTCACTGTCAACCTCACGCTGATCCCAAAGCTTCATAACAGCACCTGCTATTACTTTTGATTCGCTTCTTGAAAGTCCCCCTGCCTCACGCAGAAACTCCTCCCATTCACGAATGTTGTGTTTGCCTTCACCTTTGACACCCATGATTTTTGCTCTTGGATTCATAGGAAAAGTGACTGCAGAAATCTCCATAAGGTCTACTTCTTTGAGCATCCTACGTTTGCCCTTCTCATCATAGTGAGCACCTTTTGGAGCAACTCGATAACCGATGCTGAGTCCATCAATGGCTCCCATTTTCATCAGTTCATAAACTTCTTTACCTTTTTGGGTATTCATAGCAAGTCTGCCTTGAACTCGTAGTCCTTTTCTATCTTCCATGATTTCATCGAGGACACCTATCGGTTCATCTGCCTTATGTTGATAAAGAAGTTTGACTCCTCTTGCTCCCTTTTTCGCAAGAGATTTAGCAAATGCTCCTTCCATCATGACATCATTGCCTAAATCTTTATTGTTGAATATAGAACCATAACCACTAAATCTGCCTTTTTCTTCCTCATCATCATCATCATGATAGGCTTTTATCTCAGCTTGGAAATCTAAAAAGCTTTCTTCATTTTCAATTTCATCTAGCATGTTTTGCTCCTTTTTACCTCTGAAACTGGTTAAGCAAACAGCTACCCTCTGGTCTCTGGAAGCATATTCTGACCTCATCGTTTCATCAGCCATACATCTTGTCATAAAATCTGATTCTGATTCTGCACCACTTGGTTTTGGTATTGGCATTTGAAACCTCTTTTCTGCATATTACACATAATTTTTGAATTAGACAACATCATCTTCATCATCTGTTACATAAACTAAAACACAACGACAATTAATCACGTTTCTAGCTCCTCCTCTTGGGTCAGATGGGTAACCCATAGGTATATCCACGATGCCTGTGCTAAACTCTGTAGGCACGTTAAAATCAGCGTCTAAGTCTACTGTTGTTCCACTTATTTGTGAGTGACCTGTTCTGGTTCGATTATCTGTTACCGCCACCCATCTTTTCTTCAGATTTGGTATTGGTAAATTTTTAGCCATTGTATGACTTGCAAAACTTGCCGCATTGTGTACTTCTGTTCTCGCTATCGTTCTTGCCCTTCTTTTACTTTGAATATCTGTTTGACGAGCTAATATCACTCTTGCTGTTTCTTCTTGACCAAAATCCTGTTCTTGTGCATCTAAAATAGCTCTCAAAATTTTTGCTCTTGTAACATCAGAGATAGCTCTTATATTTTTTGCTCCAAACTCTAATAAAAACGTCCTAAAAATAGTATCGAATTGAGATTGCTCCTGTTTTTGATATGTCTCAAATCTACCTGCAAAAGTTTCTGTGACGCTTTGATAAATTGGTCTGAGAACATTTGTGATTCTCGCATTTATCCAATTCTCAGAATCATCTGGAACTCTGTTATTTTCTCTGTAAAATCTTGCTCCTACCTCTCCAATATCTCTAAATGCTGAAATCAAATTTCTAAAAGTTGTTCTCTCAAAACCTTTTCTAATTCTGTTTTGTTCAATCAGCTCTTTTCTTGCGTTTGTTTTGCTGACCCTTTGTTTTTTTTCTGGATATGCGTATGGTGGCATTTCTTTTGGCCAATCCATTTTTTTTGCTCCTGACTCCTGACAGTAAAATACCAACTACATATCCAAACATTAATTTTTTGAGCGCAGTCTATGACCTTTTGGTAATAAGTCTAAATCAAATTTGCCTGACCTAAATCGACCTGTTCTGACAGCATATAAAAACGCATTAACTCTAGCGATGCCCCATTGGTCAGGTCCCATAACGCTACGTCTAACTGATTCTGGATTGGTACGATACGCTCCGACACCTCTGCGAAAAACAGCCTCAAGCATTCTTTGTGTCACTCTTTTGCCCTTTTTATCGCCATGTTTGTCGTTGTGTTCTTTGACTTTGTTAGAGATTGTCTTCTTAGTTTTACCAGATACTGGTGCTTTCTCCTCTGTCTCCAACACCTCAACCAAACAAAACTGTTCCAGATGTTTCTGTTTATCTCTCTCTTTATCAAGCTTTTCAACTGTCCTTTTTGCCCATGCTTGCCCTGCGTCACCACCCCAAAGTAGGTTTGCTATTTTTCCTGCACTTGGATAACCGTCTTCCCCTTGTCTAAAACCTTCCGCACGCTTGTCAACTTCATGTCGTGCGAAAAAACTGTGCATTCTCCGAACAACTGATGGAGACAATCTTTCACGAGCAACGAGTTGTCTGGCTCTAATTGCGCCAACTCTAGTGCCTCCTCTACCGAACTCTTCCCTAAAATCGAGTCCTCTTTGGGCATTTTCAGCCATCTCTGCTGTTGGGGTGGTATCAATGTCACTTTCTGCTTTGTCATCTTCATCATCTTCTTGTTTGCCCTCTTCCCTCACTCTTAGATAAATAGCGTGAGAAGAACAAGGCATGTAAAAAGTATCATCAGGTCCTCGAACAGTATGAGTGCCATCACAACCAATCTGCTCTGCACGTCTAGCGGCTTCTGGCTGTGTTTCAAAAACATCTCTGCCTTGACCATATCTTGGGTCTTGTTTGCCTGTTGTTTCTAAAGTTTGTCCTGTTAATCTCTCATAATCTGCATGAGAAGCGCAAGGCATAAAAATAGTTCCATCATCTGTTTCATGTGAATGACTACCAAAACATCCTATTTCCGTTGCCCTTGATTCAGCTTCCTCTTCAGTTGTAAAAATATCTTTTTCAATTTCTCTTTTAAGTCCATAAGCATCTTTGCCATCCTCCTCTGCTTCTGCTCCCTCTGCAGGAGCTACTTCTGGTGAGCCAAGTGGAAATAAATTTGCGGCAATATAAACTTCATCACCACCTGTGATAGGCTCCAAACCAAGTCTAGCTCTTGCTTCATTTCTTGAAATGATACCTTCTCTGACAGCTTGCACTACGTTTTCATATATTTTTCTTCTGCGCTCCGTCATGGCAGGCACATCTTCGAAATCATATTGAACTGAAAAATCTTCACCAAATTTTGGCGCAAGCCATTCATTCAAATCTGACATAACCCTTTTGGCTAAAGGCACTATAGTTTCTTCATACAGAGCCAATCTTGCCTCTTGAACATTTGCGTAGGTTTGGGAGTCTGGAATACCTATCAACTGACTTGGCACTCCAAAACATAAAGCGATGTCCTTTGCATTCATATGTTTTTGTTGTAAAAAATCCATATCTTTTGGAGACAAACCCATTTCACGCCAATCAAAATCTCCTTCTAATAACAATGGTCTGCCTGCATTTCCAGAGCCTTGAAACCTTTGATGCAAGTCACTCTGAAGTTGTTGTCTTTGACTATCTGAAAGTTGCATGGGTAAACCACCATCTGTTTGCGGTTTGAAAACTATTGCTCCAGATGGTCTTGCGCCATTTTCTAAAAGAGATAAATTATGTTTAGTAATGGAATTGAAACCATCAATATCGATTGCTGAAGCTTTAATTGGAGACATCCCATAATAGTCATCAAGTGGATTAAATAATTTGATATGTTTCACCTCTGATTCACCTGTTTGTGAATCTGCATCATATGTTTTCACAACCACCCCATTTATTAGATATTCATAACCTGTTGGATTGGTTGTCTTGCTAGGCTTTATTCTTATTCTATCTGGTCTCAATAAATAAAGTTCTCTAGGTTGTCCTGATACCACGCTAGTTTGCATATAACTATTTCCAGAAATCAAAAGATAGCTATACAATGCTTTGAAATATTCGACACCTGCCTGCATAGGGTTTGGTCTATTCAAAAGAGATATAAGTGGATGCTCTTCCAACTCATTCTCACCTTGAAAAACTTTGAAAGGTATGGCTGATGCTCCATCAGCAATTTCATTGATACACCTAAAAACGATAGCATTTTCCGAATAACCTTCAGAAGCATAACTGTCATAATTATCTCTTCTGGAATAGTTGCTAACAGTGGTATTTAAAACAATTTGTGGTGCTTCTTTTTTCTCAAAATCTTTTCGTTTTAGAAAATCAAAAAAAGCCATTAACTTATCCTCCAGTATGCTTTCCCACTGGAAATGCTTAGCTCCGTTAAACACCATACAAGGGCATCCATTCTGTCTGGGCTAAATTTTCCGCTGTTATTGAAAGTAACCATCTGATCTTCCATTTTCCCAAACACACCAACGTGATGAACCTTTTTTTGTTCGTACAAAGCTGATATTGGTTCTGCCCTCAAGGTTTTCCCCCTTGTTGCTCTGACTGCCTTATATGGTACAGTTTCATCAACTATTCTTATCATACGTCCAACCATATCACCACCATTATTTACTTCAGCGATAATTCTGTCTGCTTCATACTCTCTAAAAAGTCTAACAGATAGTCTTGACCACTCATCTGGTGTGTAGTGTCCTGATACGTCATCCAAAACGTAAAAATGACCATTTTCTGCTTTACCTGCTACGACAATGCCTGTCTCATCACTATCTTCCCCTTTTGAAACAGCAGGGTCAATACCAACAACAACACGTTGTAACTGAGGTAAATTTTCTTTTGAAATTCTCTGGTCGTCAATATCTCTTTGCTTCCATAATGCACCTTCGACTTCCTCAAGTATTTCTGCATAAAGTTCTTGTCTACCTAAAGTTGTTCCTCCGTATCGTTCTTCAAGAGCTTTTAGAGCCTTAGGAGCAAGGTTTGCGGCATTATCAAAGGTTGATCCACGATGCACATGAACATCGTCTCTGGACATCAGTTTTTTGATTATATTTGATGGTTTGGGTGTTGTTGTTATTATGCATTGAGGATTTTCTCCTAGTCTCAAACCAAACATCAATTGGTCAAATGCTTCTGGATATTTCCATGCGGCTAACTCATCACACCATGCTCTATGGAATTGAGGACCTCTCAATCGCTCAGGTTCTTGAGCACTAAACCCCATTATTTTTGAGCCATTCCAAAGTCTGATTTCTGCGCTTGATGCATTATATCCTTGACCTGTTCCAGACAAAAGACATTGTCTTGGTATTACACTCAACAAACCTGAGACACCACCAAAAGCTACTCTGCGTATATCTCCAAAAGTGGGAACAACAACAGCGCACAGGCTGTTGGGATTTTCCATAGCATAAATTGCTAAGTCTGTTGCTCCAGTTCTTGTTTTTCCCCAACCACGTCCTGCTAAAATCAGCCAAATGAACCAATCTCCAAAAGGTGTCAGTTGGGCATCTCTAGCTGTTTTCAGCCAATCACTGTATAGTGTTGCTAAATTTTTCTGCTCTAGCTTCTCTAACTGCGTGAAGTTCTGACATGACTTCTCTAAAGCTATCTGGGACTGTAACATCTGCGTTGACCTTTGTTATTTCACTAGCTTCTCCTAAAGCTAATTTACCTATTCTTTGAGCATTCATAGCAACAGCAGATAATGACCTGAGTTGTTCTGGGCTCAACACAGGCATTCCACTTTGTTCTGCCGCTTGGTCTTGGACAAGTTTATTGGCAACTTTGCTTAAAAATCCTGATGCAATTCTCAATGATGCTTGGTCTAGTTTTCTAGCTTCATCTGCTATTTCTTTGGTTCGATTTTCAGTAATTTTTTCTCTGGTTTTACTGATGAAATCTATTCTTTTTTTTGACCAATCTTCTTTTTTGCTTTTTCGAAACAAGGTTGCTCTTGATACATTGTACTTGTTAGCCAAATGATCTAAACCAACAGTCACCTTTTTTCCATCTTCTTGAACTACACCTTCGCAGTATTCTAGAAATATTTTTTGAGACAAATTTTCATCTAATTTTACTGACATTTCGTTATCACTTTTTTCTCATAATGTATCTTCAGATAACCATCTCCAGAGTTTGCCACTGAGACTTTTGGTATCACTAATCTCATTTAACCAAAAAATCTCACTATTACCAGAAAATTCTTTTTGAATGTTGTCTATCTTTGTTTTTCTTCCTTTGAGAAATTTTTCACTCTGGGTATCTCCACGAGCCATGTGCCTTTTATGTAATGCTTCTTCAGACTGTTTCAATATACAAATTCTTGTTTGATACTTGTCTAAGATGTATCTCAAATTTGTTGCTGAAAAAAGTCTATCCCCCTCAAACACAATATGCCTTGGATTTTCTCCTTTGCATTTTGCTTCCAGATATGAAAGAAAATCTTTATTGACCGCCATTGATAGTCTGTCTGTTCCTTCGAATGTACCTTGTCCATCATATATACCCATAATAGCTATACTCGTTTTTTCGTTGAACATTCCTGCAAGCAGACCATATTTGAAGGTTTTAGCTCCATCCATATTTTTTATAATCGATTTCATCAAAGTGGTTTTTCCAGTTGCAGGTTCCCCACCTATGGCTAAACATTTCATGTCCAAACTGCCTCCATCAGTTTTGCATCATGCCAAACTTGTTGCTGTTTATTAAACCAAGCTTCTACTCTTGGTATTCTGCCATAGTCCTTCAGAACTTTGTTCCAACTGTTTAGGTAAGCAGACTCAGATGAAAAGTGATGCAAGTTTTTTTCAGCCAATACAGCATGAGGTATGACCTCTGCTCTTCCCTCTAAATATTTATCCCAAAGCCATTGGTACTCTGGCCATAATTTTTTCATATAATCCATCTCCCAAAGTTGCTCATCTATGTAGCAACCGCCATATCTGGAACCTTTGTGTTGTCTTTTGTAATTACAACAAGCTGTTTCCAAACTCAAAAATCCTGCATCTGGATGATTTATTTTGCTCACATAATCCATTGCGGATTTTTCAAGCCAGAGAATATCCTTTTTAGATACTTTGCCATCCACAAGATGGTCTGCTCCAACACAAAAAGCCCAACCTGACCTATGAGATGCTCCTTCATCAAACTCCATTGTTGGAGGTAATATTGGAGCGTTGACAAATTTAGTTAGTGCCTCTGAGAAGCACCAATGACCCATTCTACCCCAGTGGAACCAATCTTTTTGACATCTTGTTTTCAAATCAAGATAATTTGTTATTGGGTCAGATTGAAAAGATTTTTTTATATAGTTGCCCAGAGAGCCTGTTTTGCGTGTCGCTTGACCCACACTTCTCAAAAACTTTTCAAAAACTATTTTTCTATATTTGCAATCTGGGCTAAACAATAATCTCTTTTTATTATCGTAGAAAAACTCAACTGCTGAATCGACAACATCCATATTGAAAGTTGGAAATAAATCCGAAAACATTGTTTCACAAGGACCTGCGTAGGTGGCGCCATGAAACAACGCCATGGTGCATCTTTTTTCGAAATCAAAATCTAAATC